TGGCTTTGGGCCAAGAAATTTTGGTGGGTTATAGTAATTGGCCTATTGTATTTGCTCGCGGCCCTGATCGGAGCCCTCACACGCAATGGAGCCCTCCTCACCGGAGTCATCGATTTGCTGGAGGCAAAGAGAGATCAGCACGATCAGGAAATGGAAACGCTATCCCATATTCATAACACAGAAATCGCCGAGAAGAATCTGCGTCTTGAAGAACATCTCAAGCGCAGATCTGAGCTTGAAGAAGAGTTTAAGAAAAGGGGCGAAACGCTGGATAAAGAAAAAGAAGCGGAACTTAAAAGATTAGTGGATGAAGGCTATAATGATCCTGAGAAGCTAGCAAAGGAGCTAGCAAAAGCTTTTGGATTAGAATAATGCTTAGGAAAATATTATCCCTTTATTTGGCAGCCTTCTTTGTCGCATCACCCGCTATGGCGACAGAAGAAGAGGCAGAAACAGAATTCCCAGACTACGTGGTACTCCCCATTGAGGCCGGCACCGTTGTTCCTTTTGACGGCGTACTCCTGTCTCTCGATGCTGCGGCAAAGATAATAACAGAAAAGAAATTTGAAGACGCTGAGTGTGATCTGCGGATTGGGTATGAGCTGCATATCCAAGCTGAGAGATATCAATTGCAGCTGGACTATAAAGATATTGAGATTACCTCTTGGAAAGATAAGTACGAATCTATGATGATTCTTAAGACAACCGAGAATGATCGGCTCACCGATCTCATCACAAAACAGAAGCCCGGGCACGCGCCCTTTATGGTGGCATTGGGATTTGGAATCGGCACACTTACTTCGTTGGGGATTTTCGCATTGTCAACGGAAATCGTAACACAGTGAGTGATAAGCAAGAATATATTGCCAAACTTGAAAAGGCGATTTCAACCCAATATGGAGAAGAAGCTACTCACAACCCTAAGAGATATTGGAATGAAGAAAAAGAAAAAGAATACATTCGGCAGTCGGAAGAAGAAAAGCAGAAATTTGCAAAACTGGCAGAATCCCGGGACAAAGTAGAACAAGACGGATTTTTAATAAACAAAAAACTACTTATTAAAGACCACAACAGGACTTGTCCGGTTTGCAGTACATATTCCTTTCGTCCACGAGATGATTTGTATATGAACAAGTTTAATGCGTGTTATGCGTGTTATCTAAATTGGATTGTTGGACAAGAGGAGCGGTGGAAGACAGGTTGGAGACCTAACAAGGAAAAATAACATGGCAACAGTATACGAAATTATCCAAGGAATAAATCAGGCCGCGGCCAATGGAGCTTGGGACGGCGCCCACGAGGAATCACTACAGGCTGATGGTCGCGCGCGCAGCGCAGGACTCAAAAGAGAGAATGGTCATTACATCAACGACCGTCGTGTTATGGACGGATTCGGAGTTAAATTTCACGGACCTATCTTAAGAATTAATTACCAAGCCGAAACTCGTATTAAAGAAGTTAAAGATAACAATTTTGAGAATGAGGTAGCCTCCCAAATTGCTGAAATTGCTAAGTTTCTTAAGAAGGAGTACAAGGCGATTACCGGCGATTCTCTTACTCTCACCAAGGAGGGCGAGCCCCATGTCCTGGTCCAGCGTATTTCTAACTACCGGACTGATGTGCAGGCCCATTGTGATTACCGCATTGGAGGTCTCACTGAGGTGGACGATGTGAAGGGCTCTTCTTCGGATGAGCGCCTAGACTCTGCTATTAAAGATTGGTTAGCATTGGGCCCCAAAAACAAGCGCCCGAAAAATGATTCCCGCAAGAGTTAAGCAGAAAATGTTATGGGGTCGACCCTTACAAAACAAGAAATCTTAAAAGAGATCGTCAAAGCCGGCAAAGACCCAATTTATTTTACGACCAGCTACTGTAGAATCTCTCACCCCCAACGGGGAACGATACCCTTTAAAGCCTATGACTACCAGCAAGGTTTGCTGACGGACTTTAATGACTATCGCTTCAATATTATTCTGAAGGCTCGACAGTTAGGTATATCCACAGTTACGGCTGCCTATGTTGCGTGGATGATGCTGTTCCACCGCGACAAGAATATTTTGGTCGTCGCGACCAAACTTCAGACAGCAACAAACCTTGTTAAAAAGGTCAAAGCAATCATAAAGAATCTTCCTGAGTGGATGCAGATTTCCCACATTACTGTGGACAATCGCACCTCATTTGAATTGGGGAACGGATCTCAAATCAAGGGTTCCTCCACCTCAGGGGACGCCGGCCGTTCAGAAGCCCTCTCGCTTTTGATTATTGATGAGGCGGCTCACGTAGAGCGCCTAGATGAGTTATGGACGGCTCTCTATCCCACTCTGTCGACCGGTGGTCGATGCATCGCTCTTTCTACCCCCAACGGCGTGGGGAACTGGTTTCACCAAAGCTGCGTTGAGGCCGAAGCTGGAACGAATGATTTTCATATGACCACGTTAATGTGGGACGCACATCCGGATCGCGATACGGCTTGGTTTGATAAAGAAACCAAGAATATGTCCAAAAGACAGATCGCTCAAGAGCTAGAGTGTAATTTTAATGTGTCGGGTGAAACAGTTGTTCATCCAGACGACCTTGAGTGGTATTTGGAGAGAATTCAAAAACCAGAGCACCGCACCGGGTTCGATAGAAACTATTGGATCTGGGAAAAGTATGATCCAGAGAAATCCTATTTACTTGTGGCAGACGTTGCTCGCGGTGATGGCAAAGATAACAGTGCTTTCCACATTCTTCAATTAGAAGATATGAAGCAGGTAGGCGAGTACATTGGAAAACCCACCCCTGATGACTTTGCCGATATTCTTTATAATGTGGCGAGAGAGTATGGAAACCCGATGTTGGTGATAGAAAACAACAATATTGGATTTGCCGTACTTAAAAAACTCCAAGATAAAGAGTATCCTAATCTATATTACACAACAAAGAGCGATCACCGATATGTGGACCCGGTCACCGCGCAATGGCAATCTAATGTTATACCTGGTTTTACTACCTCTTCGAAAACCCGTCCACTCATTGTTGCCAAAATGGAAGAGTTTATGAGAAATAAACTAATTACGATTAGCTCCACTCGCTTGCTTTCTGAAATGAAAACCTTTATTTGGCATCATGGAAGACCTCAAGCAATGCGGAGTTACAACGATGATTTGGTGATGTCGTTTGCAATCGGATGCTGGGTGAGAGATACGGTGATAGTCGAAAGCCAGAAAAATGTAGAGTATAGCAAGAGTTTTGTGTCGGCTATCAGCACAGCCAAAACCGCTATATCTACCACTATTCCGGGTATGCAAAATCACAAGATGACAAAAGAAACACAGCGAACGGCTGAGGGCGACGAGTTCAATAAGCAGTATATTGGGCTAATTAAGGGCTAGGACGAACAATGGCAACAAACAACGACAAAAATACACGCAACCCCGCGTCACCACTCTTTAAGAGGTTGACGCGACTTCTATCGGGCCCGATTGTTAACTATCGTACTCAAGTAGCGCGCCAGGATCGACGCAACAATCTAGACAAGTATCGTTATCGTTTCCGTTCGATGAGCGGACAGGAGTTCAAGCGCGCCGACAATAACATGTCGCAAAACTATAATCTGTTTACGTCGGCAGCCTTTCGCAATCAAAACCGGGCAGAACGCTATATTGATTTTGAGCAAATGGAATATATGCCTGAAATCGCTACAGCTCTTGACATTTATGCTGATGAGATGACAACTTCCAATGAATACGATCGTCTTGTAAACATTGACTGCCTTAACTATGAAATTAAAACTATTTTAGAATCCTTATTCTATGATGCTCTTAACATTGAGTTCAATGCTTTTGGTTGGGCCCGCTCGATGTGTAAGTATGGAGATTTCTTTCTGTATATGGATATTGATGATAATCTTGGAATTACCTCGGTTATTGGGATGCCCAATAATGAGGTCGAGCGCCTCGAAGGACAAGATCCCACAAACCCCAATTATGTTCAGTATCAGTGGAATGGCGCCGGGATGACCTTTGAAAACTGGCAGGTTGCGCACTTCCGTATTTTAGGAAACGATAAGTACAGCCCCTATGGCACATCCGTTCTTGACCCCGCGCGGCGCATTTGGCGTCAGCTAGTTTTGCTTGAGGATGCGATGATTGCGTATCGAGTTGTTCGCGCACCCGAACGTCGCATCTTCCAGATTGACGTTGGCAACATTCCTCCGCAGGATGTACCCCAGTATATGGAGAAGGTGAAGACAGAAATGAAACGCAATCAGTTGGTAGATGCCAACACAGGTCGCGTTGACCTTCGCTACAATCCGCTTTCTTTGGAAGAGGACTATTTCATTCCAATGCGCGGAGGGGTAGGGTCCGACATTAAATCGCTCCAAGGCGCCTCCAGCCTTAACGATATTGATGATGTGAAGTACTTGCGCGATAAACTGTTTGCGGCTATTAAAATTCCTCAATCATACCTCACAAACTTGGAAGGCGGCACAGAAGATAAGTCTACTTTAGCTCAGAAGGATATTCGTTTTGCGCGAACAATTCAGCGACTACAGCGATCGATAATTGCCGAATTAGAGAAGATGGCTATTGTACATCTTTACACTTTAGGTTATCGAGGAGAAGATCTCTTAGCGTTTAAGATCAGCCTAAATAACCCCTCCCGCCTCGCAGAACTGCAACAGCTGGAATATATGCGCACCAAGTTCGAGACCGCGACCGCTGTTCCCGAAGGAACTTATAGTAAGCGCTGGGTGGCTCACAATATTCTCGGCCTCTCGGATTCTGAGTTCCTCCGAAACCAGAGAGAGACTTTTTACGATCGCAAATACCAGCAGTCTCTCGAAGGTTTAGCTGAAGCCGAGGCTATGGATGCAGCCGGCGGCGGAATGGGCGATCTAGGCGGCGATGACCTAGGCTTGGGCGGCGATGAGATGGATCTAGGCGGCGATGAGATGGACCTGGACGCCGACGCCGCCCCCGAGGGGGAAGAATCTCCTCTCTTGGCTACTCCAGGCCGAGTCGAGGATAACCCCACAAAGCACACGCGCCATGAGGGCGCCCCCTACAAGCCTGTAACCGTCGACAATCGAACTAGGTCGGGCACCGGCGGCCGTCGACGCAAGACGCGTCGCTCCGCGATCCCTATAGAGCTGAGCACACATCGTAAGCTCGCGGGGTCGAGTGTCGGGAATCTCGCCAACGCAACGCCGGATGTTAGATTTGGTCTAGAAGAGAAAAAACAACCTACTTATAGTAGAAATGAGACCACACTATTTGAGAACACCTCCAAAGTTCGCATGCTGGTAGACGAAATGGAAAACAAAGAGGCAGAAACCGATGAAACATAATAAAAAAAGAAACACTGCTTTTATTTATGAGACGCTTGCACGGGAGCTAACCAAAGCAATTGTTGAAAGCGACACTCAAAGGAAGCAGAAAATCGTTTCGATTATAAAGGAGCACTTCCACCCATCCTCCGTGTTAAAAGAAGAACTAGTTTTATATCGCACATTGCTTGAAACCACCAATCTTCAACCACATGTGGCCGAGCGCCTTCTCCACGAGACAAAGTTTGCGTACAGCAAGATTGACAGCTCGGAAGTGTTTGATGCACAGTCCCAGATCATCGCAGCTATGAACAAGAATCTTGGCCAGGATGTATGGTCTAATTTTGTATCTAACTTCAAGTCCTTGGCGTCAGTGAATGGTATTTTTAGTACCAAAATCTCTCCCAAGAAAAAGGTTCTGTTTGAGCAGGCTGCCGTAGATCATATGAGTGCGAAAGCTCCCCTGGCTGCCACCGACACTCTGCAGCCGATAGACAACCTAACTTACCACTCCTTTATTAAAAAATTCAATAGTAAATACGGCGCACTGCTTCAAGAACAAAAAGACCTTCTTAACCGATTCATTACGAGCTTTGCCGACGAAGGCTTCGAACTGCGCGTGTACCTAAACGAAGAACTCTCGCGCCTCAAGAAACAGATTGAAACAGCGCAGGAGACCACAACAGAAACTTTGATAGTCCAAAAACTTCAGGGGGTTGGGGCGTATCTAGAAGAGTTTCGAAAGAGAGAGTTTACTGACACAGACTTGAACAAGATCTTGAAAACACAGGAATTAGTTCAGGAGTTGGCAACCAATGATTAGCATCAAAATAGGTGGCCCCCAGGCCACAGTGGAACTACGCGCACGGAAAGCGCTGGATGGATCCTTACTCATCACAGACCACAAGAAGATTGATATCGCGGTCGTTCCTGGTTCGATGAAAGTGACAACCTTTCCCAAGACCACATCCTCAGAAGATGTGTACGAGTTTCAAAATCGTTTATTAGAAATGCTAGCTGACCAAGGCATAGTCGACAGGGCCTCCATTCAGGGGGGGAATGTTTTCCGTTCGCTAGAGGGTGTCATTTACGAAACCGATGCGGTAAACCCGCTGCAAGCTGCTGTGTATGTAATCGCTGAATTTATTCAAGTGGAGCACGAGCACGAGAAGATTGCTGATAACTACGAGAAAGAACTCGAAGATATGTACACGCACCCATCGGATCGGGACTCGACAGAGTACGGCGAGGTTCCACAGTATGCCGAGAAGGGCTCTATGCGGCCGGGCTACTACTATTACCCCCTACGCAACAGGTATTAAGCTATGTCGGATATGAAGCTTATAATGGAGAGCTGGCGCCAGTTCAACGAACTGGAAGGCGACCCGGAACCAGCTGAGCCAAAAGTGCAGACTGTTGGTCAGCTGCGTCAATTGTTTAAAAATATGAAACTCAAAAAGGCCGGAG